CCTAAAAATGCGGGGGGGTTTCTCTCTTTAAACCCAGTAGAACCCGCTGGTTGCAGTATGGAGTTTAGTAATTAAACTCTCGTTTTAGAGCATTCGGAACTTGAATTCGTCGTCGTCTCCGGTCAGCTCGGCTTCAATGTTGAATATGTTTATGCCGTCCCGGGTGTCCGGATTCACGGCCGTCAGCTGCGCGGCCGGCAGGCGGACTTTCACCTGGTTCCCGCTAACGCTGCCGATAGTGAATACCGTGGCAAATTCCGTGCTGGCCTTAAACAGGGTATAAAAGTTATTGGTCGCCAGCAGCACCGCCTCCGGATCCACACCGAACGTTCCTTCCCGCTTTGTGATCCGCAGGCCGTACAGTCCCTCGTCGCTATTCAGGTCCGGCACGCGGCTGATAACGTTCCCCAAATTGACGTTGATCGCCGAGGCCCGGGCTGCGTAGTCGTTGATCGTGAAAGTCATGCTTTCACAGATCGGCGGCAGCTCGTTGTTTGTGAATGTGGGCGTGGGCAGCGCCTGGTCCGACGGGTCATTGTACTTGCCCTGGAATTCAAAACTCAGTTTGGCAAATTCACCGGCCACAACCGCCAGCTGGACATTGCCGACGCCGCCGGTCAGTTTGTATTCGATGCCGTCAAAATTGCATTCCATTGTCACGCTTCGGTCATTGGTCGCGTCGCTGACCGGGCTGTATTCTGCGTAGGTCGCGGTATAGTCAACCGTCAATCCGCAGGCGAGCATAATGGCATTGAATTCAGCGGGATCCGCAGCCGACGGAACGCTGCCGTCTCCGCGTATGTCCACGTCGAATGTCACGGTATAAATGGTCTGGCCGATCCGGACTCCCGACGGGCTCTTGGTCCCCCGGTAATTATTCCGCTTCAGCGCATTGCCGCCCGGCACCACCCGCAGGTTGCTGATCAGAATGGCATCGGTCGGTCCGGGCGTGGCGTCCGTCCCGTAGCTGCTTTCGTTTGCCGCAACTAATACTGTGTTCTCTTCGTACATGGTTAGCTCCTATTCAAATTTTCAATCAATTGTTCGCTCTTGAATTTCCCAACGGATGTCAACTGCCCAGCAGTATACGTCACTCCTTAATTCGGGAACTATTTCTCCGGCCGTCGGCAACTGGCTATTTAAAGCCGTGCCGTTTACCTGCCGATTGGTTCTGTATTTAACTTGAAGCAGCTCGGCCATCGCGTCAACCTGGTTATATGATATCTCCGAATCGGCGATGCCCTGTTCCTCGTATAATCCAATAAAAAGATGAATGCTTGCCAGCCGTGTCGTGCGTATCGTGCGGTAGTTGTCTCGGTCCTGACTCATGATCGCCGCCTGAGTTATCTCGATTCCGAACGCCCGATTGCCATTGGCCGCGTCTTTGAATTTAGAGTCGAAGTCGTCCGGGTCGTCATACTGGACTTTTCGGGTGTAGACATTTACCACGCCCGCAACCGCCTCGGTCAGCGTTTTAATTTCCGCCGCTATCAGAGCCCAGGTCATGATTGGCTGTCCAGTCTGCGGTTGACCGCCCTGACCGCCTGATTCATCAGGCTCGACATCCGCTGCCTCATGTTATCTTTGTTCGATAAATAAGCGGTTGTCATAATCTTCAGGCCTTTGCGGGCCTGCTCGCCGCCCTGACTTTTTGCCTTCATCTTTCTTCCGATCAGGAATGCAATCGTCCGGACTTCTTCTTCTGTTTCCGGGGCAATGATCCGGCGCACCCACTCGTCCAGAACTCCCGGAGGCGGCTGCTTGGTCGGCCAGCTTCCCCCGTGTTCAATTACAAGCGAATATTTCTGCACGTTATAGATCTTGATCCGTCTATCGCCGACCCGCCCCTCGACCGGGCTGATTCTGAATCCGCCAGCATAATTCCCGGTTACTCCGTGCGCCAAAAACTGCGCCATGTCCGAGCTCTTTGAATGGATTTCGCTGGCACTCATTATTAGCCAAAGAATTAGCACCCGGTCCAGAACCTTGGGCATCGTCTTGTGGATGAAGCTCATCTGCTCGGTAACGTTTGAAAAATCTGCGTGCACTTGCACCATCAGGTGTCGTCCCGTGGATGCAGCGGTCGTCTGTGCCGGGAATTGAATTCCGTATCGTAATCCGCGACTGCCGTTGCCGGTGCGATGTGGTCTTTGTTGCCAAATAACCGTTCGCCATATCTGCGCTCGTATTCTTTGGCGCTGTCTGCCAGACTGCGCCCGGGCGCGGTCCGGTCCACTTGGCTTGCCCGGCGGCTGTCGTTCGATTGGTGCGCGGCCTTTGCCGAGCCCGTCCTGCATGCGTTTGCGGCCGCCAGATTCAGGACCGCCAGATCGTGATATGCCGGGACGTCCGCGATGTCCGAAGTGTATTTCGTAAAATAAGACACGAAGCGTTCGGTCTTTGACGGGGTGTTTCTTTGAAAGTAAATATTGACGATTCCCGTGGCTTCCTTGAAAACGCTCCAGTATTTTTTCATCAAGAACGATTTGGGGTTCTCGCCTGCCGGGTATTCGATATCCAGCAGGGTGCTGAATCCGTAAGTGAATGCCGAGGGTACCGCGTAGACGTCCGTGCCGTTTCCTGTGACCGATTGATTGGCCTCGATCGGTATGTCTTGGCTGTATTGGTCTACCGCGTTCTTGATCGCGTCGTTGAGCGAATCTGTGGCGTCGTCAAGCGTGATTCTCTGCTCTTGCAATAGGCGCGATACCTTGGTCCGGGCATCCGTCAGGCTGGAGCTCATGGTTTACTTCCCGGCCATAATTGCCGTGGATCCTGCACCGCCTGCAGCATACTTTGTGCTTTTTACGCGCACGGCCGCCCATGCGTTATCCGTCAGTGAATACGCTGCCGCGTTATTGGCGTCCCGGGCGCTACCCGCGATGGTGGTCAACAGCTTGGGGCTGCCCATGTCGTTTTCTTTAAGAGTCGCCACGGCTTCTACCGTGAATGTGATCTCATTATCGACCGCGCTCTCGAGTTTAAACCAGAATGTGATGTCGTCAATTCCTTCGACGGGTATCCAGTCGCCGCTCTCAACCTTGGTCGGCGTGAGCGCCACCAATCCGCTGAACGGTCTGCCTGGTGTGCTGCGTACTGTCATGGTTTGTCTCCTGCTTTGTTTAAAAAAAGGCGGACGGAAGAGGCTTGCCGCGTCCTCTCCCGCCCTATGCTCTGCTCAAAAACACCCTACCGGTGTGGGTGGGAAAAAAAGCGGAGCCTAAACAAGAGCCCCATAGAAAGTCCGGTAATCAGTTACCGCTCCGCCGTATTCATGGCGAGCCCGATACCGAATCTGGTCATTGGTAAACATCGCCCCGACGGTCGGAGCGTCCGCTGTCAGCAGCTGCGGTTTCTGCTTGCCCTGGACAAAGCCCAGTTCAATGGTATCCCATTTGCGGGGATCCGCAACCAGATACCAGTTGTTTGTGTCGCTGCGCAGATAGGGGCACAGAAGGATTTCAGCCTTATTGTACTCCGTATTGATGTCGTTATGCTCAGAGCCCGGGATAAACTTGGTCTTGAGAATAACTTCAGCAGCAGCTTCCAGGTCGATCGGCACAACCAGATACTTGGGCGTGATCCCGAACACGTCGTGAGTGTCCAGATCCTGCTGGCCCCACATGGCAACCCGTCCGGCGCGGAACGTGGTATTTGAAAGCGCCGAGCTTCCGCCGTTGCCGTGCGCACCCGTATACAGGGCGGTGCCGTCATAGATATCCGTGTCGTTGATGGCGCTCGTGTAGCTCATCATAAGGTCGAACACGAAATAATTGAGGGTGCGGTTTGCCGCACGCCCCATCCGCGTGGTCAGCGTGGTGAACTTCCGAAGGTCATCGCTTATGATGGCCTCGCGGCTGATACCGATATAGTTCCCGCGCTTCGTCGGAGAATAGTTCCCCGTCTCTTCCGTCGGAGTATCGAACTCCGTATACGCGGCATTTTCAGCCACGGTATCCAGATTCTCGAATTCTCCCATCTGGATGAAGTCCTGCTGCTTGAAGTCATTGATCGGGCGGACCTTCACAATTTTTTTCCACAGCGGATCGCCGGAATCATATTCCATTACCATATGCTTGGTCATGGAATTCCCCAGCATGGTGGCAAAGTCCGAGACCGAAATGGCCTCGTGAAGCAGGCTCCGTCCGTACATGGTACGCGGCTGCCCGGTCACTTCGAGGTCGCCCGTGAACCTTTCATACAGATCCCGGATCCCCCGGAACCCGCTTTCGCGGATCGGCCGCAGGCTCTCCTCGCGGAGGTCGCCCTCGCCGGTAACGATCGGCACTTCGCAAACGATATCGAACACGTTCTGGAAATGCTCAACCTTCTTGGTCCGCTCGTCCTCGGTCACCTGCATCGGGATCAGCTCCCCGGGGACATTGGCCGGGCGGTCGCCCTCGGCGATGCCGGCGGGAATCACGTCCCCGTAGACCTTCTCGAATTTGAGGATGCATTCACGCACATCCTTTTCCTCAAATTCGCTCGCCCCCTCGTACTTTTCACGCACGAGATTCTTGGCTTCCAGAGGCAGGCGGCTTTCACGGAGCAGACGGTCCACTTCGTTCTTGACATCGCGGAGCTGCATTTCCTGCAGCCGGGCAAGAACGTCCACGCCTTCAATAACCAGGCCGCCTTCCTGCCCGGTGATGTCCTTGATCTTTTCCGGCAGATTCGGCGCGTTTATCGTACCATCGTCTGCCGGTTTATTCGCGCCACCCGTGGCTTCAGCGAACATCGCTTTGAGCCGGGCTTCTCGATCCTTGTCTCTGTCCTCTTCCTGAAGTCCCTGAAGTTTCACGAGAACAGATTCTTTGTTCTCTTCATTCAGTTCCAGTTTGAAACGGTCATCCGTTTTGGCGGCGGCCGCCAGGATGGTCTTGGCCCTGTCCTCATCGGACACGCCCTCGAAAGTCATGCCTTCTGTGACGCCCGTGATCATTGCCACGAGGATCGCCTCAATAAGTCTCCATGCATTCATGCTACTGCTCCCAAAGAAAAATGATTCTACTAAAGAAAAAAAGCGTTTACTCTCAACTGGTTCTATGATTTCGCCCCCCGCGCTGGGGTGCGTTACTACGGTCACTTCGGCAAGGCTCGTTACATGCTGGACGTACCAGACCTTTTTCCCGTTCTTGGTTCCCTCTTCCAGCTCTCCTTTGCCGTCTATGGAAAGGCCGAACGGTTTTTTGATCTTGAACTTCCATGCGGACATCAAGCTTTTTTTCATCCACTCTGCATCTTCGCTTACGCAGAGGTCGGCAAATAATTTTCCTTCTGTGAGCTCGGGGTTTTTGTACCACCCGACTACGTTCTTGGGAAATCCCTCCGGTATAGCGGCACGCATAGTCGGAGAAATGTGGTTGAAGAACTCCTTAATATCAGTCATATCATAGGCCATGCATTTGATCGGTTCGCCTGCTTCATCGGCCTCTTTTACTATTTTGAACATGTCGTCCATTGACGCATCGGTATATATGGTGTCGTTATGGCTCTGCCCTTTTTCGATCAGAACCACCCGCCAGATATCTCCCGACGGATCCGGCTGCGCCTCGCAAAGCTCGAGCGGGAAATACCCTTTTGATTCTTTGGCCATCAGCTCCAGCTGCTGGCCGTCGACTTGCTGGCCCCATTGGATATCTGATTTCCACATGGTGACCAGCCCGAGGTATTCGCTCTGCAGCTTCGGCGCCATTTTCATCTGCTTCATCAGCTCCAGGGTTTCTTCGGTATCGAATCCGGTTTTGACGATCTTCGCGGCGTCGGACTTGCTCAGGCCATAGTCCTTTACGAGCAGGGTCTTGAGCATTTTTTCAATGCCGCCCTCGACGTCTCCGGCCTCTTCTTTTATCTTGAGGAAATCGATTGCTTCTTTTGTCTGGCCAATCATTTTCCCTCCGCATGACGGGCACGCGGTTTCGACGCACGGCGTTCCCTTTTCATGCGCTGCCGTTGCTCCACAGGTAATGCATACGCAGGTATCGACACCGCCATCATTCTGTTTGGGCCCGCCGACTCCCTGGCCTTGACCGGCAACCTCTTCTATGCGCTTTGCCTTCTCGGCCTCTGCCTTTGTGGCATAGCTTCCGAGGGTTTTTCCTGATTCGCTTAACACACAAAATTTGCCGCCGATTTTCTTGATATGCATCAGATAATTTCTCCTCGCTTCCACGTCCACTTCGGACCGTAGATGCAATAGATTGTG